ACCGTTTAGAAAAGGTGGAATGGTAAAACCTAAGAAAAAAACTACCTAAAGGAATAAATTTGTATGTCTAGAAACACAACCACTGAAAGTTTAACTATAGCAGCTACTGCAACAGGAGCAGACTCTAGTGTACTATATACTTGTCCAGCTAACCATAATGCAAGTATTGACATGTTACTAGTGTCAAATAATAATGCATCCAGTAAGAAAGCCTATATACAGTTTTATCACGCTGACGACACTACATATTACTATATACTAAAAGATCACGCAATAGCAGGTAATACTGCCTACAATGTGCTAGATAGCAGTACAATGCATCTTCACGCAGGAGATAAGATAACCCTGTATGGACAGACTACAAATACATTACAAGCAACAATATCACTAAGAGAATTTTTTCATCCTACTAGATAACTATTTTTGCATAACGGGGTTGCATTAATATCTCTTTTATGTTATAACTAACTGTGGTATAACTTCCTTATCAGTCAATAGTACTGATGTATATGTAAAAGGAGTTATACAATGATCAGAAAATTACTAACTAGATACCATACTTATATGGCTAATAGAACTGCATATTACCAATTGATGAATATGACAGAGAGACAACTACGAGATCTAGGGATCTGCCGTGGTGAAATTAGAAGACTAACAGGATTTGGAGGACACTGAATGAGAAATTTATTTATCGCAGGAACTATTGTTGTTTTATCTACAATGGCTGCACAGGCTGAAGGCGTATCAAGTGGCGGCATTATGTCAATGATTAAACCAGATACATCTATTGAGTATGGTTTTAAGACTAAGAAGTGGTCAGGTGATGTAGGAGCTACAGCTACATTAGGTAGAATATCTATTCGCCCAGCACTAGACTGGTCTTACAGTAGTAGTTCTTCTTTAGGCATTGATGGTGTATCAGTTAAAAGTACAGTACCTTTACTGAGTGGACTTTCTACGTATTCTAAACTATCTTTAGATGGTGATTTTAAATATACAGACCTGTCTGTAGGTCTAGCATATACATTTAAATAGGGGTAATAACAATGGATTGGATTAAAGGAAGACTTAAAGAACCTACAACTTATCTTGCATTAGCAGTAGCTGGTGTAGGACTAGGCTTTGTACTTACTATCCCGTTAATAACTTGGGCTGGTATAGTATGTGGAATCTTTGGTATCGTGTTAAAAGAAAAGGGTGGGGCATCTTAATGGCCTACCTTAATCGTATACTACGAGCAATACTAAACATGCCTTGCAACTGTTGTGATAAGTGTCAGTGTGGTAACTGATGAAGGGTGTACCTCATTACTTTCGTGACGGCACAGAATATAAAGGCAGCACACATAAAATGCCTGATGGCTCACTGCACTCAGGCATGACGCACAATAAAACTAGTAAACGTCTGTATCACTTTAAAGATTTATCTAAGACAGCACAGGCTAAGGCTAGACCTAAGAAAGGCAAAAAATAATGTTAGGACTTGGTAATATACTTGGCCCTGTAGCTGGACTTGCCAGTTCATGGATTGACGGTAAGACTGCTGTACAGAAAGCTAAGGCTACTAAAGATTTAAAGATTGCTACTGGTGACATTGACTGGGATCTGGAAGCAATGAAGGCTACACAAGCTTCATGGAAGGATGAGTATTTGGTACTGCTTTTGTCAGGCCCATTTATACTGAGTTTCTGTGGAGACTGGGGCAGAGAGATAGCAGCAGCAGGTTTTACTGCACTTGATCTGGCTCCATCATGGTATAGCTACAGCTTAGGCGTAGTGATAGCAGCTTCCTTCGGCATAAAATCTGCAACTAAATTCTTCGGTGGCAAAAAGTGATAACTAACTACAGCACCTGCTTAGAAATAATACTGGAACACGAGGGTGGCTTTGTAAATCATCCTGATGATCCCGGTGGTATAACTAATCATGGTGTCACTAAAAAAGTATACGATGCTTGGGTAGACAGAGAGACTACACCTAGAGAAATGCGTGACTTGACGCATGAAGATGTAGCACCTATCTATAAAAAGAACTATTGGAACAGAGCTAAATGTGATCAACTTCCTAGTGGGGTTGATCTTTCTGTATTTGACTGGGCTGTTAACTCAGGCGTATCACGATCTGCTAAAGCTTTGCAACGCATAGTAGGTGTAGAGCAAGACGGTGGTATAGGCCCAATGACTATATCTGCTGTCAATGACTTTGAACCAATAGACATAATAGAAAAAATGCATTACGCTCGTCAGAGCTTTTACGAAAAACTATCTACCTTTGATACGTTTGGTAATGGTTGGACTAGGCGTAATGATGAAACAAAAGAAAAAGCACTGGAGATGATGCATGGCTAAACCTAAAGGACTATACGCAAACATAAATGCAAAAAAGAAAAAGGGTACTAGCAACCCAAAAAGTAAAAGTACTATAACAGCAAAGGCGTACGCTAACATGCAAGCAGGATTTCCTAAAAAGGCAAACAAAGGCATGTATGTTAAAGGAAAGAAAAAATAATGGCTAGAGAATTAACAGAACGACAAAAGAAGTTTTTGTCCATGCTATTTGACGAAGCAGGTGGAGATGTAGTTACAGCAAAAAAACTGGCTGGCTATTCTGACGCTACCAGTACTACTGAAGTTGTTAACTCTATGAAAGAAGAAATTTTAGATAGCACACAAAGTTTTATGGCACGTAATGCTCCTAAAGCTGCAATGGCTATGGTAAGTGGTTTGTTTGATCCTACTGAGCTAGGCATAAGAGACAAGATGGCAGCAGCTAAAGAGTTACTTGATCGTACTGGACTTGTTAAAACAGAGAAACTACAAGTAGAAGCTAAGGGCGGTGTAATGTTAATGCCACCAAAAAATGCAGAAGAACATGACTAAACCATTAGGCAGGTGGAAACTTCCACAGCCAACAGATATAAAAGACGAAGATGAGTGGGTAGCAATACCTAAAATTTCTCGTACTATACCCTTTGGGTATGAACTAGATCCAGAAGATAACGGCATACTAAACCCCATACCTGACCAACTAGACAAATTAGAAATAGCAAAAAGATATTTAAAACAATACTCGTATAGAGAAGTATCTCAATGGTTAACTCGTAATACTAGTAGATATATATCACATGTAGGTTTAAGGAAACGTTTAGAGAATGAAAAAAGAAGAAACAACCAAGCTGCAAGCTTACGCAGATGGGCAGACTATGCCAAAACGGCAATCGCCAAAGCGGAAAAAATTGAAACCGAAAGAGTCGGCTCAAAAGAAAGTTTCAGCGAAGAAGAAAAAGAAACTAGAACAGCCTAAAGTAATAGAGGTATCTAGTCTTGATCCCATTGAAAAAATTGAAGAACAACATAATATTATATTTAAACCTAATGATGGCCCTCAGACTGAGTTCCTTGCAGCAGGTGAAAGAGAAGTTCTTTATGGTGGTTCTGCAGGCGGCGGTAAAAGTTATGCCATGCTTGCCGACCCGTTACGGTATATGGGGCATCCTGCCTTTTCTGGGTTGTTGTTACGACATACTACGGAAGAGCTTAGAGAGCTTATATTTAAGTCTCAAGAGATGTATCCAAAGATTTGGCCCGGAATAAAGTGGTCAGAGAGAAAGATGCAGTGGGTCGCACCATCTGGTGCAAGACTGTGGATGTCATACCTCGACAGAGAGGATGATGCTTTGCGTTATCAGGGTCTGGCGTTTAGTTGGATAGGTTTTGACGAGTTAACACAATGGCCCACACCATTCGCATGGAACTACATGCGCTCTCGTCTACGATCCACTGCACCCGATCTCCCTGTATACATGAGGGCTACTACAAATCCGGGTGGTAGAGGACATCACTGGGTCAAGAAAATGTTTATTGATCCTGCTGCTGTAAACATACCGTTTAATGCCACAGACATTGAAACTAATGAAGAGTTAAAGTACCCAGCAGGACATGAAAAAGCAGGTAGAGCATTATTTAAACGTAGGTTTATACCAGCAAGATTACGCGACAATCCATACTTAGCTGCACAGGGAGACTACGAAGCAATGCTTCTGTCTTTACCTGAACAACAGCGTAGGCAGTTACTAGATGGCGATTGGGATATTAAAGAAGGTGCAGCATTTACAGAATTTGATAGGAATGTACATGTCATCGAACCCTTTGACATACCTAGTAACTGGGTTAGATTTAGAGCATGTGACTACGGCTACGGAAGTAAATCAGGTGTTGTATGGTTCGCTGTATCCCCAAGTGAGCAACTTATTGTATACAGAGAGCTTTACGTAAGTAAAGTATTAGCTACTGATCTAGCAGATATGATACTGGAATTAGAAGTTGGTGACGGTGGAATGCGGTACGGAGTTTTAGATAGCTCCCTGTGGCACAAGCGAGGTGATACAGGCCCTTCTTTGGCAGAACAGATGGTACAACGAGGCTGTAGGTGGAGGCCCTCAGACAGGTCTAAAGGCTCACGTGTAGCAGGTAAGAATGAAGTACACAGAAGACTACAGATAGATGAGTATACAGAAGAATCACGAATGGTATTTTTTAATAACTGTACTAACCTTATAGCTCAACTACCTGCATTGCCAATAGATAAAAAGAATCCAGAAGATATAGATACAACATCAGAAGACCACTTGTACGATGCACTAAGATATGGTATCATGTCAAGACCAAGGTTTAGTATATTTGATTACGATGCAAACAATGCTAAAACTAATAGAATGACTATAGCAGATCCTACGTTTGGGTATTAAAGGAAATTAAATGGCAGAAGAAAA